TAACCGGCTTAGGATCACTGTTAATACGCCTGTAATCATTGCCCACCGCTTGCTGCTTGGTCATTACGATAGTTTCAGTAGGCGCTAAAGCTGTTTCGGCCACTTGCTTACTAAAGCTGTAGTTGTATAGGCGTTGCTGATCTAACAGCTTGTCAATGGCACCCCAATAAACAGGTTTGTTTTGTGTTATCTGGAAGTTAGCCGCGCATTGTATTACGGGCAAATCACGAAAGACGGTGTCTTGTTCAGGTGTTAGCCAATCCTTACCATCCATCATTCGAGTTTTTATCTCGCAAATTTTCTTAGTTTTGCGATTAACTTCAATGACGCCAGTTTCGCGCAACTCTTCAACTACCCGCTTAAAGTCTTCATCGTCCTCATAGACTTCGCCGTCTGACATTTTCACCAGCTCAACGGTTTTGTAGGTTTTATAGATAAACTCTGCAACCATAATCACATCGGGCTTATCAAACCAAATATCTTCCCAAAAGTCTTGTGTTAGACCCTGCTTTGAACCCTCTGGATATTGAGCCTCATAGTCATCAGGCGACATTGCCTCAAATACCCAACAGTACATAGCATCAGAGGCATCTGATAGCTCATAGGGGCCAAACCAAACACGGTTTTCAAAGTCTGATAACGGCTTAATCATCAAATCTTGATCGAATGAGTCGGGACTGGCGTACTCCTGAACAACTCGGCAACCTGATAACCCTGTTGCAATAGATCGGCGTGACACACCATTGAACACTGCAACCGCGTTACTTATGTTCTGTATGTTGCGTATTAATCCATCATAGATGACGGCTGTGTCTTTGGACGCCTGGCCATCAGCGGGCTTAACCTTAACGGCAAACTCTTGTTCTTCAATCTGCGAGGCTATCGAGTCGACAATAGGGTTGCACTTATCAAGCGTGTATTTAGGCATATTGATATCAGGCAAGTAACCAGCTTCCCACTGACCATCTCTAGCCGTTAGGAAGGCGTTAGTTTCCCGCACTTGATCCCGCATATCTGCATCAGCGTCTTGCGCCTTAGAAAGCATCTGCAAGACTTTTCCGTGATCTTCAAAATTTACCATAATTCATCAAACTCTAGTGTTGGCTTATCAATTACCGTTAAAGGGTTTGCAAAGCACATAACTATGGCATCAGCTAAGTTGGGCGACTTAACGCCCCGCTTTGCCATATCAGGTTTAGACTCTAGCTGTATTTTACTATTGTTCGTGCGCTTCCTTAACACCCTAGACAGCTCGCTTTTAATCTGCTTTAACTCTGGGATGGACGAATCAAGACTAATCAAATCATCAGGGTCGGAATATTTACCACCAACAACCGCGTCATAAGTTTTGCGAAATCTGTCAGCCAATAACCAGTAATACTGCGCTCGCTTGTTTTTAAATGTATCTTTGTTGCTGCGATTATCTTCATATTTGGCCAATGGGTTATCAACAGATGCGCCGCCATGATAGGCAGTTATAACCATGTTACCCATTGCCCGCTTATCCAACCCCACTTTTACAGCAGCACCCAAACCATCGGCATCAAATACAATATGGTCAGCTCTCCAGTCATCGGCACTATCAAACGCTCTAGGTATCGCGCTGGTAATATCACCACTCGTCCAACTCTCGGCCTTCTCTACCAAAGAGCCATGTCTAAAGGCAATGGCTTTAGCATCGCTGCCAGCGTCAGCAGGGTCAAACCCTAAGCTCTTGACGCCCATAACTTCCCAGCCTAGCTTCTTGTGGGCATCTATAGCCGCATCAATCCACTTTGGTTGTATGATAACGTCATCTAAATCGCGCCTTGGCTGCCCATCCCAGATGTGACACCACAAGTCGTAATTGTCACTCTTCATCTTCTCAGATGCTTTTAAAAGGCTCTCTGGTGCCCAGGGATTATCTTCTAGACCAACTTTGCAAACGTATAGGTCATCGTCCTCATAAAAGCCGGTGCGATTAATCTCATCTATGTAAGGGAGTATATATTTAGAATAAACCGCCCCATCTTCACGCGCTGGGTTTAAGCTATACCACAACTCAGAACCCGCTTTACGAATAGTAGGCTCTAGCACCTCTATTGATTCAGCCGTGATAGTCTCTGCCTCTTCTACCCAAGCTACATCGAAATCATATTTTGATTTAATGCTGCTTAGGTTTCTAGCTAACTGACCATATTTAAACCCCGAACCATTAGGGCCATCAATCCTGTTAGCCAACTCCTCAAACCCTGTGAAGCCATCAGTTGAAATAATGCCCTTAATAGCCGCGTGTACAGAATCATCAATAGAGTTCATAAACTCACGCAAACACAAGAACCTCTTATGCTCACTCTTTGCCAGTATCAAGCCTGCCCTAATGATGCTCTCAGTTTTAGCGCCACCACGACCACCAAAATAAACCTTGATACGCTTTGGCTTGAATAGCGGCTGGAATTTATCAGGTAGTTTTATTTTCAACTGTTACAAACTCCACTGTTAGCACTTGATCTATACCAACATCACCGCCACCCTCGCCTGTTAGCTCCATAGCTTTAAGGTCTGGCAGGTACTTATTAATCAACTTCAAGTGTATGTCAGCAGCATGTTTTTTAGTTGTAATCTCAGAGGCTTCCATGCTCGCACCCTGCTCTCTAAATTCCTTCGCTATATCAACCACATGCTGAACATGGCCCTGAGCCTTTAATTGATCTCTAAGAGCCTCTTGACGAACCTTTCTATTCTTAGCCGCCGCTGTTGCCGCCATAACCTTACTCCTTCTCTAACACTCGTTTAAGGCCCGTGTGGCCGTTATGTTATATTATAACAATTAGTCGATACTTGAGATTGTAAGCACCGCATCTGTCGTACCACTAATACTTGCAACCTGTATTGCTGGGCCTGAACCAATGTTATTAAACGTACCGCAATCAAAGCGCAAAGCGAATGATTCAGTAAACGCCGCAGGGTCGCCGCTTGGTAAATCCTGTACAAAAAAAACGCCTTTCTCCAGGTAGCCAACACTGACAGTTGCACCGCCAAACTCGCCCGAACAGCGAACATTGATTTTGCCTGTCTTTTCTGCCTGTCCGTTAAGTATTAGGTAATCACCATCCTCGATGATTCCATCGCCACTCTCACCAACTGATGTAGTCACTTTGCTAATGTTTACGGTCATAATCTTACCCTTGTTTAATCATAATTAAATTTTATCATGTGCAGCACATACAGAGCCAGTTTAGGGGTCTGTAGGCGGCGCAATACTAGAGGCGTAAATGCATACCATTCCAGCCTGAGTCCGTGTCACCTCTACCGCCCCCATGTAGCCTCCATCTCCAATCTCGCTGTGCAGATAATCGTATAACTCCTGCCCTGTCCATTCGTAATTCGTCAGGTCTCTGTAGTCATACTGCGTATCAACCAGCTCTCTAAGCGTACCAGTAAAGAAGGCGTGGCCGTCTTCACCTACTCGCCTGTAGTAAGGATGCTTGCTAAATAACGGCCCGAAAACCTCTTTGTCGCAGTCTTTGTGCAAAAACGTCCTGTAACTCACTATAGTATCCTCGAGCAATTCTTCTATGGGGTATCGCTGACAATATCGGCGGCCGTCATATTATTCATTATAAATATGGTGTTAGCTTCAGTGCCAACATCAAACAGGTACGGGAATGAATCGCCGTCCCCCATTCTCCACCAGTGCGCAGGCGCTTGTGATAGGTTAATTAAATCGTGAGGATTGCCGTTATTGTATATTAGCGAGGCATTAGAACTTTGATCGCTGTCCCATACAGCAAGTTCATCTATCTTACAATTATTCCTAAGAGTTTGACCGTTGTTATATTTACCTATATTAAAATTCTGACCAAGAACTGAGCCGGTATAACCGAAGTTATTGTTCGAGTTTGTATTAGACGATGTTATATCAACACCATCGATAAAGAACCTAAATCGGCCATAGTAGCTAGACATAGACCCACTGCTAGAGCCAGTGGTGCCTCCATCGTAACTAACAAGTACATGATGCCATTGGCCAACAACAATACTATTGTTTTGAGTTACAAAGTTAAGCCTATTGTTGCTAGTTCCATAACGCATCTCGAGCCTTTTTGCATTGCTTTGACCGTTATACTTTATCTGGAAGTGACCGCCATTAGCTACATCTTGACCACCATAGTAAATTATTGTTTGAGAGGCATTAGAGGCGGTTCCTGCCTTAAACCAAAGAGCAACAGTCCACGCATCGGAGCTTCCAGAGCCATTCGCCGACCTGCCAAGTACATTCTGCAGAATGCCTGCGTTTGATGAAAGGAAGTCATTGTTGTTAAACTGCACGCTTTTTGTATTAGCAAAAGGGGGAGAGCCTACGCTGACTTCTATAACTTGACTATCTTCGCCGTTGTAGTTAATCGCCTTCACAGGGATTGCGTACTCTCCAGCAGTCAGACCAGATCCACCTATAATCTTCCTGACGTTACCGTCAACTGTAGTTACACCTGGTACGTTTGATAAGTCCCACTCATAGCCTACGCCATAGTCAGCGGTTAACTCATAGTTAAGTGTCTCACCTTCAGTCAAAGAAACGCCGAGATTGCTTGTTATACTTGGCAAGTCATTAGTAATAGTACCATTGGCCGAAAATTCAGTATTAAGGGCGTCAACAGTACCTTGTGCGGTTAACCCATATTGATTACCTGAATCATCAACAAACTCTGAAAATGGCTCGTTCGAAACAATTTCAATTGATCTCGCTAGATCAATAATAGAAACACTATCGTCTGCATTCTTTATAGCTTGCAGTGAGTTTGGAAATTGAGCGCCATTGTCGTCTTCAATAAATATGCTCTTGGCGGCATCATCCCTATATAATTTAATCATTCTTATCTCCGCACTATGCCGATAGATGAGCCAGCGTTTACCACTGAGCCGTTAGAGGAAAGTTTAACTTGCAACTTTATAGGATTGTCTTTTGTGTTTGTGTCGCCCATGTAAATCATTTGCGGCGTTAAGCTGAATCTATACGGCTGGCCACTTCCGCTGTCCAATCGCCCGCTTATAGTCTCCAAAGTGTAAGACGCGCCACTTGCGCCAAGTTGATAGCGAAGGCTCAACAGCGCGTTATTTGTGTTTGGCGTCACCGTAAAGTCATTCCTAACAAAAGCATTATCACCAAGGGATAACTGGGAAAAATCAAACTCACCTGTGGCGGTGTCCATCAGGGAGGTTACACCCTCCGGCAAATAGGCTGTGTTTGTGAATGCCCCAGCACCATCATTAGTAATGGTCGTCCAAGTGTTAGTAGTCAAGGCAATAGGCGTAACCGATGTAGTAGCATCGTTATAGTCTACAATCCCTGCACCTTCCGGTATTTCATCAAGCATTGCCGACTTATCGAGCAATACCTGCATAAAGCTTGATGCAACCGCTGGAGTTACTGAGCCTGCAGGCCCGCCCGTCATGCTTGAATAGGCATCTACCGCGCCTGCCTGTGCTTCCTGTCGTTTTGTCATGTTCCCGCCTATGAGTACTCGTTGCTATATTCGTTGCTGTATGGGTTTGTGCTAGGGCTTG